TATACAAGCCCCCCCCCTAAGCGTCACCTTCCGAAAATTCAATTCCGGTAAAAACAAGAATCAATTCGCCGTTTACCCGCTTTTGTTTGTAATCAACGAATTTTCCCATTATTTTTTGAACACGGCGGACAAATGTATTTCTTGAAAGACAGTTGCCTGCACACCATGCTTCGTAACGCTCATATAATTCAGAAACAGGAACAAAACCAAAATCTACAACTTTGCAGATTTCAAAAATAAAGTTTTTGATTCTCATGTCTTCATCAGAAAAAGCGGCGGCGGAATTTTCCCCGGCAGCATTCCCAACAATTCCCTGTATTGCAGAGCGGGTCAAAAGTTTCTTTTCGCCCAATTCTTCCAGATGTTCAAGTATGTATCTGTTGGCACGGAGCTGTGCGATTTCGAGCTTTTTCTTTTCCTGTTCTAATTCTGTATCAAGTGTGATTGTGTAAGTTCCAGTTTTGCGGATTTGTGGAAGGACTTCATTTGTTACCCAACGGCGGAATTCTTTTGCAGCTTCTTTTCTGCTCATAAAGATTGCGTGATACAATCCCGGTTCATTGATAACAAGCATTTCTTGATTTCCGCCAGAGGTGGAAATAGTGCAGTTTATTATTTCGTCTGAATCTAAAGAGCGTGTTAAGTCGGTTGCATTTTTATAGCCAAGAGCGATTGAGACATCTTTTGCGACAAAAAATGGAGCGTTTTCAATCTGAATTGTACGAACAAGTTCATCACCAAAAGCCCACGACTGTACTTTTTGTGCTGAAAGGGTATGCACAATTTGCATATCCTTTGCGTCAGTTTTTATTCCTTCACTCAATGATTCCATCAGATTTACCCCTAAAAACAAAAAAGCCCGGCGAGATGTCGTCTTTCCCACCGGGCTTAAAGCGGAAAACACAGGAGTATTTCACCCATGCTTTAACCACCCAATAAAAAGTGAGTGGCTAATAAAGACGACATGAATTAGCAACTCATTTTCTACCTCTGAAAATAAGGGATAAATTTAATAATGTCAACACCTTATTTTTGATTTTCAGTGTTTTTTTTCAAAAAAAATGCCGATACACTCAATTTTTACATGTTTCTAACCGAGAATCGCAATGCGGAAAACATTTTTTAGGGGTTGCCTATGTCTCAAGAATACCTTGCATTGCAGGAACGCAAGCGGAAATGGATTCCACTTGCATGTATCGGCAGATGCTCTATTGCACAAGCTGCATTAAATATTGGAATTACAGAAAGGGGTGTTTCATATCTAAAACACCGATACCGTTTATACGGCGATTCGATTTTCACAAATGGTCACAAAGGAAAAACTCAGAAGAAGCGGTACAGTGACGATTTGCGGAAAGAAATATGCAGAATATACCGCAACTATTGGCCAGACTCTAATTTCAGCGCATTCAAAGATCGCTTGATAACCTATCACAACATCAAAATTGGAATAATTACACTTACAGAAATTCTACAATCAGACGGTATAAAATCACCAAAAGCACATTCAAAAGGCAAGAAAAAGAAACATTTACCACGAAAAGAACGCCCCTGTACTGGTGAATTGCTGCAATTAGACGCTTCCAACCACGACTGGCTTATGAACGGCGAAAAAATAACGCTTCACGGGGCTGTTGATGACGCTACGCATGAACCGACAGGACTTTATTTCTGCCGGAATGAATGTAGACTGGGTTACAGTGAAGTTTTAAGACAAACTCTTACATTACAAGGAAAACCAGAAGCTGTTTACATCGACAGACATGCGGCTTTTGTGAAAAACGCACGGAAAAAAGATAAAACACTGGAAGAGCGGCTTGAATACAGCAAGGAAGAAGAGACACATTGGACGGAAATCTGCAATGAACTGAATACGAAAATTATTTTAGCCCTGTCCGCAGAAGCAAAAGGCAGGATTGAACGATTTTGGGAAACTCTACAAGGTCGTTTGCCGCAGTTATTCAGATTTTTAGGCATAGATACGATTGAAAAAGCAAACGAATTCATGCCGACCTACATAAAAATGTACAAAGAACGCTTTGCCGTTCCCCCGCAGGACGAAAAAACACACTACAAACCCGCAAACATGACAGAGAACGAGCTTGAATATTTACTTTCCGTGAAGTTCCAGAAGAAAACACGATGGAACGGAGAGTTTATTTTTCACGGATTTTTATTTCATCTTGAAGCCCCTAGGGCCGCTTGTCGCGATTTCACACTTTGCCTTTCTGAAAAAACAGGAATCTGGGCGTTTATGGACGGCAAATATTACCCCGTTACCCTGGCAGAACCGCTTACAGACTGTGTTGGCGACCCGATGCCGCAGGTTGAAAAAGATTTGATTGAACGGTATTTGCTGAAATCCACACGGGTACAGCGTTACGCTTTTGGGTAAAGGTAATTTTTTCATCTAACGGCAACATTGCGGCGCGTAGGCTGTTGATTTCGGTAAAAAAATAATTTTACCGAAAAAAGAAAATTAAAAAATCAAACTTCTCAATCTTTTTTCATTTTTTTTTACCTTCAATACTTTACAAATAACTTTACTTTTTAAGTGTTTACAATACAACGATTTACTAATTTTTTTATGGTAAAATGGTAAAGTAATTTATATTACTTTGTAAAAGTTTTTTAAGAATAAAAATTTTAATGAATAAAAAATTTTATTCCAGAAAAAACTTTAGAAACTCTTACCAAAATTCTTTTACTACTTTACCAACAAAATATTTAATTGTTTTACCAATAGTTACCAATCCGCAATAAAAAGAAAAGCAGCTCAAAGGTACTGGGCAGCCCCCGTACCCGTATGCAATTATTCGGCGGCGGGTGCGTTTTGTTTTTTGTGCGTCATGTTCCGTGGTAGGTTTACAAAAAGTTTACATTGGTATAGCGAGTTACATTGTCAACATTTACAATTTCCTGTAATGGAAGTAAAAGCAGCAGAATTTGCGCGGATGGCTGGCGTTTCGCGCATGGCAATAAGTGGAAAAATAAAAAACGGTACTCTCATTCTGAACAGCGGCGGAAAGCTGGACACAGATAATCCGTTAAATCGTGCCTATTTGGACAAACACAGAGAAAAACAAAAAGCGGCTCTGCAAGCAAAAGAATTGGAACGAACTTTTAACCAGGCGGCAGAAGAAATTGAAAAACAGCCTTCTGCAACAACCTTTCCTTTGCCGGAGCAGACTAACAAACAGCTGGAGCAAAACCAGACACAAAACAAAGCCGCCACCATGCTGAACATGACTATTGGTGAACTGATTAAACACTACGGCGATGTAAAGGGCATTGGCGACTACGCAAAAATTTTGCGAGATTTAACAGCCGCCGACGAGCGCGAACAAAAAACGCAAGAAAGACGAATGCTGCAAATACCAAAAGACTTTGTTGTAGCCCGGCTTTTCAGCTTTGTAGACCAACTTATGAACAAGCTGCTGGATGTGCCGGAAGCTGTAAGTGACCAGGTTATAGCTCTTGCACTCTCCAGCGACGAAGGAACAAGGCGGCAGGAAGTTATAAATGTTTTAAGCGACAATTTAACACGCTGTTTTGCCGGATGCAAAGAACACATTATTTCTGAACTGAACGGCTTAAAAGGTAAATACGACAAAACAGAAGACGATTCTGCAACCGTGATTGCAGACTTGAACGACAAGCTGGATTTATTGCAAGGTGGCAAAGAATGAAGTATTACACGAATCTATGGGAAAAGTTTCGGCTGGGCGAAAAAGCCAAAGATTACAGAACGGTTTTCAGAGGGAATGATTTTGCATTAGGCTGTGCAAAAACCGGACAAGAATGCGCAGAAAGATTCGGAGCGGGCGGAACAATGCACGCAAACAAGGACGGTATGGAAATGGTCATAGAACAATGCGGAAAAATAGTCCTTTATATTGGCCCGGCGCAAAACCAAAATGACGGGCTGGGGAAATATTGCGGACTGATTTTAAAGGAATAAAGGGAGAAAATAACATGAGCCAAAACCAGAACAAGAAAATGTACAGACGAAACAGGCGGGAAACAATCCGGCATTACAGGGGATTTTGCAATTACATCAATACACAGAAATTCATTGCACGGCTGCATTTTGCGTGGCACGTGATAAAGGGGGATTTATGATTATTGACCAGAGAAACACAAACGCCGTTATACAGGCCTTATGCAACAGAGGGTTGCAAGGAAAATCTCAAAAGATTTTTTTGAACGCTTCCCTGCCGGAAGTAGACACGGATGATATTCAGCGAAAGATTGCGGAACTGCAAGAGGATTTGACGGCATTTGCGCGTGACATTGCCTGCATTGAACAGGATTACAAAGACAAGGCGGTAGAGAATGAACAAAAAAATTGTTAGGGCTGATTTGGCAGAAGATTTGTACAACTCATACAACGGCAAGTTTGGGCGTGAAGAAGCTGCGCGGATTATTAACCACATCATTTTGAAAATGAAAAGCGAGATTGCAGACGGCAACACAATAGAGCTGCGAGGATTCGGTACGCTTTACGCAAAAAAAAGAAACGGCAGAAAGAATGCACGAAATCCTAAGACGGGCGAAATAAAAAACATTCCGCCGCATTATGTGGCAGCATTCAAGGCCGGGCAAGAGCTTAAACAATCGCTGCTCATTCTGGATGCACTGGACTGATAATTACTAACGCGTGAAAACAGAAAGAGATGCCACAGGTTAAAATCAATTTTGACGATGTAGATTTTTTAATTGAACAGTTCTCACGATTAACGGCACAGCGAAGCTACAGGAAGCCGAGCGAATACATTGAAAGTGTGCGTTACATTGACCGTGCGCTTTCACCTTTTCCGGGCAAATTCAGCTATGACAAGTTTCCGTATTTTAGGGAAATTGTAGACCAGTTTGCGCCGGATTGCCCGACAAGACGTGTTTATGTTATGAAGGGAAACCAGGTTGGAGCTACAACAGGACTGCTTGAAAGCATAATGATGTATTACATTGGCGAAAATCCTGCGCCGCAACTTTATGTTTTGCCGGACGAAATGATGGCCCGTGATGCCGTAAACACTAAAATTGACCCGACAATAGACAACTGCGGATTAAGAAACCTTATTTTCAGCCAGACAAGAAAAGCGGCGGGCGCAAAAAATACAGGCGATACAGGATTAAAAAAGGAATATCCGGGCGGATATTTACACGCCGTTGGAGCCGGAAGCGGAAACCGCTTCAGAAACTTTTCTTACAAAATTGAGCTTGTGGACGAAGCGGACGGAATGCAAGCCAAAGTTAAAGGCGAAGGTTCGATTTATGATTTGGCGGTTGCCCGTCTGGATGCCTACCCTACGAGCAGCAAACTTTTTATTGGTTCAACACCAACAGAAGAAAGAAGCAGCTTGATTGCAAAACTTTTTAGAAACGGAACAATGAAGTATTTTTATGTTCCATGCAAGTTTTGCGGCGAAATGCAGAAACTTGAATGGGCAGTATGGAACGAAGATAAAACAGAGCAGATAGGCGGCATCGTCTGGGAAAACAACGAAAACTTTGAGCCGATTTTAGAGACAGTCGGCTATAAATGCCCGTATTGCGGCGGCATTATGAAAAACTACGACAAGGCAGCCATTGTTCCTAAAGGTGAATGGCGGGCAAGTCAAAAGCCGATTCAGCCAAATACGGAAAGTTATCACATAACAGCTTTGTACAATCCGCCGGGAATGTTTTCCTGGGAAGACTATGTAAGCCAGTGGGCGGGATGCTGGGATATTAAGGCAAACAAGGTGCGAGACAAAGAACGCTACAGAGTTTTCCGCAACCTTAAACAAGGGCTTACATTCCAGGAACAAAACGAGCAAATCAAATACGAAAAGGCTGTCTTGCACAGGCGTTTTGGTTTTGCGCGCGGCACGATTCCAAACAAGATGGCGCGAGAAGAAGCCGGAAGCCCGATTCTTATTCTTGTTTGCGCAGTCGATGTTCAGAAAAACGGTTTGTATGTTGACATAAAAGGCTTTGCCATGAACGGCGTTACATACACGATTGACTTTAAGTTTATAGAGGAAGCGACGGAGCAATTCGGCGGCCCGTGGGATGAGCTTGAACAGATTATTGAAAACGGCATTTTTACCGACGAAGACGGCTTAAACTACCGCATTGCAATAACGCTTGTTGATTCCGGCCATTATACGGATTGGGTTTATTCCTTTGTGGCGCGATTTACGGCGGGCGTTTACGCTTCAAAAGGTATGGACTGGATCAAGGGCGGCGAGACTTACCAGCTTTTCAGCCGCGCAACACTTGACCGAATAGGTTTGCCGCTTGCGTATCATGTGAATACAGGAAAACTTAAAGACCGAATTTCAAACAGTATGAATGTTTTAAGGTGGAACGAAGGTGAAAAACAGCCAGCATGGTTCCCGAACTTCCCGGAAAACTTTAGGGATGATTACTTCAAAATGTTTGAAGCGGAAGAGAAAGTTGAAGTTATAGACAAGAATACGGGCCAATGGCTGAAGACAATCTGGCGGGCTAAATTTGGAGCTGCAAACCACGGCTTTGATACATACGTTTATGCTTTGGCGGCTTTGGAGATTCTGGCGGATGATATTTGCAGAAACGAAATCGGGCTAAAGGCTTTGGACATGGGCGTTTTCTGGAGATATGCAAAACAGAATCTTATTCCGGGGGAAAAATAAAAAAATGAGAAGACAGATTGCTTATAACATGGACTGCATGGACTTAATGAAACTGTTGCCAGACAATGAATTTGACTTGGCGATTGTAGATCTGCCCTATGGGGGGGGGGTACACGCCGCTTGTGGTGGACGGTTTGACCGATACGAACCGAAAAAGCAAAAGGCAGAAGCCACACCGTACAGGGGGCATCTTTAGCAACGCTGAAGAAATCAAAGTTGGACGCACGGGCGGAACATGGGCTGCAAAATACGGAAGCAAAGTTGCGCAATGGGATATTGCGCCGGATGACGAATATTTTAAAGAGCTTTTCAGAGTAAGCAAACGACAAATAATCTGGGGCGGAAATTATTTTAACCTGGGTGCAAGCCGTTGTTATTTGGTATGGAGAAAAAGCAATATTCCGGCAGAAGGTTTTTCGCTTGCGCCTGTTGAACTTGCATGGACGAGTTTAAACGAAAATGCAGCCTATTTTGAATGCGGTTCAAATGGAGCTGAAGACGGAACAAGAATTCACCCTACACAAAAACCGATTGCGTTATATACATGGATTTTGCACAGGTTCGCAAAACCTGGCGACAAGATTTTAGATACACACTTAGGCAGCGGTTCAAGCAGGATTGCAGCGCACGAAATGGGCTACGATTTTGTAGGATGCGAAAAGGACACTGAATATTTCCTTTTGCAGGAAAAGCGTTTTAAAAGCTGGATTGCACAGCAAAGCCTTTTTGAAATGGACGGCGGGCAGCCAGTGTTATTCTAAGAAAAAAGCGGCAACTACTCACGTGAGTAGTTGCCATTCTTAATGCTTTACGCGGTTATTGTTGCGGCAATACCAAGTTTTTTATACAAGGATTCCTGCAATGTTTGACTAAAATTGATTGCAGCTTTTTCAGCGCGAGCAGAAAGCCATTCTGGAAGAGTTACATTTTTTCTTACAAACTTGCCGCTGTTTGATATATCGCAGGAAATGTAAGTTGAAAAATCACCTTCCTTTGCATGAATACTTGTGATTGTGCTTGCTTCTGGAAGATTGCCGCCTTTTTCAAGAACTGAAATGACATAACCTTCAAGAGCTTCTTTTGCATTTTCCACAATCTCTAATTCTGTATCACCCTGCGAGAAGCAACCGTCCAAATCTGGAAATTCACACCAATAGCCGCCGTCTTCAAAGTGGCAGATTGCCGGATAAACAATATTCATAAATCTATACTCCTTGCGGGCTTACGCCCGCATTTGCTTTTACTTTAGACCCGCTTTCTTTAGGATTGCGGTTTCTAACCCTTTTTTCATATCCTTGCCGTGGATTGGCAGGGATATTGTCTGATTGTCTTTTACCAAGATGTAGTGGCTGCCGTTTATTCGGTCTAGCAACCAGCCATCCTTTTGTAAAAGACTTAAAAGCTCTTTGTCTTTCATACTTATAATATAATACGCATTATGCGTATTGTCAAGAGGAAAAACAAAAAATATTTGCAAAAAAAAGACTACTCACGTGAGTAGTCAGAAAAAAAAGTTAAATAATCGGGTGACCTGTTGCGTTGTCGATAAACTTTATTTCAAGGTGCGAATCCAAAGCAGCGGCAATTTTTTCAAGTTCGGAAGTCTTAAAATTATTGTTGCGCATTTTATTTGTAAGATTCTGCTGTGTCTGTTCCGTTTTTTCGGAAAGTTCCTTCATTTGCATATTATTTCGTTCTATGCAACACATTCTAATATACTTTGCTATATCCATAATCTAAATAGTAAACAAAAAAATTAAATAAATCAATAAAAATTATAAAAATTACACAAAGTAATTTAATTTTACATTGACAAATTAAACGAAATAATGTAATATTAAATTATCAAGTGAAACAAAGCGGAAAACACTAATTAAAGGGGTATGAATATGACAGTTTATGAAATCGTAACAGACAAAATCATCAAGCAGATGGAAAAGGGAATTATTCCGTGGCACAAACCATGTCATGGCGGAATGGCAAAATTCAACCGCGTAAGCAAAAAAGGCTATTCTGTTTTGAACCAGCTTCTTTTGCCTTTTGACGGCGAATATGCAACGCTCAAACAGTGGAATGAGCTTGGCGGCAAGGTTAAGGCAGGGGAAAAGGGAAACATTGTTACTTACTGGAATTTCATCAATAAGACCGAAAAGCAGGAAGATGGAACTGAAAAGGTAAAATCTTTTCCGATTCTTCGCTATTACACTGTTTTTCACATTTCACAAGTCGAGGGCGTTGAACCTCTTAAAAACATCGACTTTGCCAATATGGAAGTTGAAAGCGCAGAAGACGTAAAGAACACTTACTTTGAGCGTGAAAGCTGCCGCCTTTTCGTGGAGAAATCAGATCGCGCATACTACAGCCCTTCTTTTGATGAAGTTCACGTGCCGGAACTGAATCAGTTTGAAAACAGCGATGAATTTTATTTAACCTTGTTTCACGAAATGACACATTCAACAGGCGCGGCAATCAGACTTGACCGCCTTTCAAGCACTGCTTTCTTCGGCAACGAGGATTACAGCAAAGAAGAACTTGTTGCAGAAATCGGAAGCGCAATGCTCTCAAGTGTTGCCGGACTGAACACAGAAAAGACTTTCAACAATTCAGTTGCTTACTTGCAGAGCTGGCTTAGAGTTCTTAAAAACGATCCGCGCATGATTGTAAGCGCGGCAAGCAAGGCTGAAAAAGCTGTTGATTATATTCTGTACGGAACAAAAGAAGCGGCATAAAAAAAAACTGGCAGGGCAGCCGCCCTGCCATGCAACTTCACGAAAAATCAAAGGTGTTACCAGATTGTTTAACCGCTAAAAAGTTTTATTTATCGGTATAGCGATAGTTTAGCCGTAATAATAACATTTATGCAGAGGTTCAAAACATGAAGGCAGAATTATCTTATATTCCGAATGTTCACACGATGGAATATGCAATGGCAAAAGAACGCGCTGATTTTATCGAAAAGCAATCGGACAAAATAGCTTTAAGGGCAATAGACAGAAACGGCTTGATGGTCGGCAGGGAATTTGGCGATTACAAATCTGCCGTTGACATGGCGCGTGATTACTGGATTAAGGGCTTTTTGTATGTAGAAGCATTCAGCTTGGACGGCAAAAAATTTGTGCTGCATTATCACGGGGTAAGGACGTACTGAAAAAAAATGGGCAAACTTAATATTGTTGATATGTTCTGCGGTGGCGGTGGTGAATCTACAGGACTTATAGAAGCTGCGCATGATTATAATTTTGATGTAAACATGAGCGCAATTAACCACTGGGAAAGAGCGATTGAAACGCATTCAAAGAATTATCCTTTTGCGGAACACCGTTGCGAAAATGTGCAACACATACAGCCGCAAACGCTGAAGGCAAGCAAAAACACTGATTTAATGTGGGCAAGTCCCGGATGTCAGCATTTTTCAACGGCCAGAGGTGGCAAACCGCGTTCTGAAGATATGAGGTCGCCAGCATGGGAAGTGCTTAGATTTGCAGAAGAACTTAGACCAAAAAGAATTATTATTGAGAATGTGCCGGAATTCAGAACATGGGGGCCGTTAGATCCAGAAGGAAAAATAATAAAAGAATGCAAGGGAAAAACTTTTGACGCTTTTATTTCCGGCTTGCGGTCGCTGAATTATATTGTTGATTGGCAGGTTTTGTGCGCTGCTGATTATGGTGCGCCTACTTCAAGAAGACGGCTTTTTATTCAAGCTGTAAGAAAAGATTGCGGCAAGCAGATTTTGTGGCCGGAACCAACGAATGTAAAAGGCGGTGATTTGATTTTACCAAACTGGCATAGCGCAGCGGAAATAATAGACTGGTCGATTCCTAGTCAAATTATCAGCCAGAGAAAAAAGCCATTAGCAGCGGCAACAATGCGGCGTATTGAATACGGGATTAAAGAATTCTGGGGAGATTCAGCCGTTCCTTTTATCGCTCGACTGTACGGACAATCTAAAGCCGAAAGTATAGAAAAACCGCTTTCAACAATTTCTTGCAGCGGCGCACATCACATGCTTATTACACCCTTTTTATGCAGATACAACAAAGGAAACAACAGAGTTCATTCAATCAATGAACCAGTTTCTACCCTTGACTGTTCAAATAGATACGGGCTTGTAGAACCTTTTATTTCCGCTATCGGCCAAACATCCGCACGGCAGAGAAACAGAAGATTGAATGAGCCGCTTTCTACAATCTGCACAAAACAGGAACATTGCCTGGTTTCGCCAATGCTGATTCAGTATTACGGAAACGGCCACGCTGTTTCATTAAAAGAGCCGATTCCAACACTTACAACAAAAGACAGATACGCACTTATTGGAACTGATAAATACGGAATTGAACTAGGCTTTAGGATGCTGCAACCGAAAGAACTTGCGGCGGCTACAGGATTCCCGGAAGACTATATTTTTACAGGCACAAAAGTTGATGTTGTCAAACAGATAGGAAATGCCGTACCGCCTAATTTTGCGCGGGCATTGTTCGGGCAGATTCTCAAAGAATCAATAAATGAAAAATGATTGACACTTTTCTAGTTGTGGATAAAATAAAGGCATGACAAAGACAGATGGCGAAAAGACTAAGAAGAGCGGGCGCGGCGGTGCAAGACCTGGAGCGGGAAGAAAACCGACCGGGTCGCTTAAAATTCAAATCCGGGTAAGTTCGGAAGAAATGGAGCTGATTAAAAAGGCTGCAAGTGAAAGCGGAATTGCTACGGCAAAGTTCTGTAAAAACGCGGTTATGGAAAATATAAAACACTCTTTTTGATTGTTGATTATTTGTTGAAAACTTAATTAAGCGGCGATATTTGGATATTTTAAGCCGTGGACAAATCAAACTTTTACTAGGGCTATTACTCACGTGAGTAGTAGCCCTTTTTCTTTTTCGGTATAGCGAGTTTGAGCGGGTGGCGGTTATTCTTGAACTATGTTATTACCGGGCGCAGAAAAATACCTTAACAAAGACAGCCGCGATTTATGGACTGAACAGCTTGCAAACGACAGGCTGATTCTAGGCGAGATTGACGCGGCCATTGCTTATTTTAATTCGCCGGAAGGCGCGGACGGAATCGCCGAATACACGATTGACACCGGGCAGGACAGGCAGACGGTGAAAAGAACTGATATTAGCAATTTAATGAGCTGGCGGTCAAAGCTGATTGCAGAGATTGCACAGCTTGAACGGTCGCTGGGCATGAACGGATGCGCGGCACGGCGTATTGTTCCGGGGTTTTAAATGATTGAAAAGACACTTGATAATTACAACCTGTATTTAATGGATTTAGCGCAGGATGCCTGGAACGGTTCAAAGTTTGAAGGAAGTTTCGGGCCAATTACTGATTTTGTTTTTGTTGATTACTGGACGCTGCGCAAGCGTTCTTTGCGTTTATTCAAAGAAAACCTGTACGCAAAAGGTATTATCCGCCGTTTACTTTGGAATGAGATTCACACGGGGCTTGTTGCGGCCCCTATGCCTGTTGGTTCTGTCATCTGGTCAAAAAAGAGCGAAGACGAACAGGAAGAAAAAGCCACTGATTACGCAGAAAAATTTTCCACAGAGTTTGATTTATACGCTTCTACCCCGGCAGTTTTTGACTGGGGCAAAAAACAGAATTTTGGAGCGTTCCAGGAACAAGTTCGCTTTGAAAGCCTGGTATGCGGCGACGGTATCATTATTTCACGCATTGACAATAAAACAGGTTTACCGCGCTGGCAGTGGGTAAACGGCGACAACATAAGAACGCCGGATAATTACACACCAAAAGGCGGCAACTGGATTAAACACGGCGTAGAGTTTGACAAATACGGAAAAAAGGTTGCTTTTCATATTCGTACTGAAATTAACGGCGATGTTCATTTTGAGCGTGTACCGACAAGGGGCGAAAAATCGGGGCGGCTTATAAGCTGGATGGTTTACGGAAGCGAAACACTGCTTGACGATACCAGGGGCGAACCGTTTTTGGCTGATACGCTTTATATGCTTAAAGAACTTGACCGCTACCGCGACGCCGAAACACGCGCCGCGGTCATTAACGCTATGCTTGCCTTCTTTGTGGAGCGTTCGCAGGAAAGCGCAAAAGGCGCAAGACCTAGCGACGGCCTGGCACGGTTACGCCCTACGGTTGGAACTACACCTGCTGAACCAAAAGATTACAACCCATTTCCAGATAAAAAAATTGGCGATGATTTGCGGGAAATGAAGCCGGGAACCTTCTTTGATGATTTGGATCCGGGCCAGAAGATTGTAAGCCCTGCAACAAACCGCCCTAATGTGAATTACCGCACTTTTGAAGAAGCTATTATTTCCGGGCTTGCATGGACGCACGGAATTCCGCCGGAAATCTTGATGCTGAAATTTGGCAACAACTATTCAGCTTCAAGACAGGCAAACAATGAATTTGAAGTTTACCTTAGCCGTCAGATTAAAAAGAACGCAGATACTTTTTGCCAAAATATCTACAACGCTTTTATTACACAGGCAATTTTACAAGGTCAGCTTGACGCGCCGGGATTTTTGCAGGCTTACGGCGATGTTGCAAAATGGCGGGTTATTTCTGCTTGGCTTCAATGCACATGGCTTGGACTTAGCCGCCCTAGCGTTGACCGCGAAAAAGAAATCAGAGCCAGCCAACTTGCCGTTGATAACGGATTTTCTACTTTTGACAAAGAAGCATTACGCAATAGCGGCATGACGTTAAAACAGGTTTTGCAACAACAGAAAAAAGAGCGGGCTTTGATGAAGCGCACGGGCTTTATTCCGCACGTGGACGAAAACAACAACGGAGAGCCAGTTTATACGGACATTGACGCGGAACCAATTAACGATGAAAGCGAGCTGAACGGAAGTTCAAGCCCTTCTTCTGAAGGCGGCACAGGGGGCAAAGAATGAACGGCATGGAAGATTTGATTGTAAAAGAGCCGGAAGACAAGGCACTTGAACAGATGGAAAAACAGCAGCTTGTAAGTGTGATTATTGACCAGCAAAAAGAGCTTAACAGGATGCGCGGACTTCTGGAGCTGGAAAAGAAAAACAGTGAGCGATACAGAAACGGTTATTACACGCTTGCACATTTTGACTGGATGATTACGAATGAGCGGCTTAAAAAAGAATGGCGGGATGCGAAAGTTACGCCGCCGAATGACAGTTCTATGAAGTGGGTTTGTTCCGAAGGCGGCGTTGAAGTTCCGGCTTTTTATGACGGTGAAAACTGGTGGACTGAAAAGCATGAAAAAGTTAATGCGATGGTGTGGCAGCATTTGCCGCATTACGTGAAGAAAATTTTAGACAAAGAGGTTAAGCAATGTGGGAAGCAATAAGCACAGTTTTGACAAGTAAAAATACATGGATGGTACTTGTGTTTTTAGCCGTGCTTATTGCGTTGATTGCTTTTCTTGCAAAAGTCGGACTGATAACAATTCACACTAAAGCTGTAAAGATTGGTGAGGATCAAAAAGAGCGGGAAATTATAAGGCAACAAGTGGAATGGGCGCATTTGTTCATTATGAGCTTGCGGTCAAAAATCATAACAGACGAAAGCGAGTACAACGGATATTTTACAAAATATATTCTTGAACGGTGTTATGACAAGGTTGTGGAATGGATAACCTTTAACCATTTGAACACAAAAACCGCCTACATCGAAATTAAACAGGAAGAAATCTGTTCCCTGGTTTACGGGCTGGGCGTGAAAGAAGAATTCAAGACGGCGGAATTTAAACACAGGATGCAAAACTGGACGCAGGAACTTATAGAACATCTTGTAAAAATACGCGAGGTGTACAAGTGAATCTCAACTACTCACGTGAGTAGTTTAAATCTTTTAAAAGCGAGGTGCAAAAATGAGCGAAGAAAAAGAAAGCGGAACTGGCGAAAAAGAGAAAGCAAGTAAATTTCAAAGCAGGAAATTTCTTGTCTGGATTGTCTGGGGTGTGATTACTTTTGTTGTTGCTGTCGTTGTTATTATTTGCTGCATAAAAAACATTTTGGAAGCAAAGACTGCGATTGAGCTTTTAACAGCTGCAATACAGGATTTTTTCTACATTTCACTTTTGTATCTTGGTGTAAATGCCGGACAAAAAATCGGTTTTGCAGTGAGTGATGCCATTGCAAGCAAATCTTCAAATAACGAAGAAAGATGATTGGGCTGATTTTAGGAATTATTCTTTGTATTTTTTTTGGCTTCTTTGCGATTGGCGCAATGGTGCTAAATTACGAAGAACACGAAAGAAGAAGGAAAAAGAAAAATGATTAAGTTTTTTTTGATTTTAACGGCGGTGCTTTTCGTTGGGATTTTGTTACTTTTCTTTTTGTGGCGGATTGAAAAGACAAAGCGAAAAGAAACACAGGGCAAACTTGAAAGCACAAACAAGGAACTTGCAAGGGCTATTGCTGAACAGGCAAAACTTGAAAGTACGATTCGGATTTTAAGAAAAAACAGGAAGGAAGCGGATGAAAAAATCAATAATTTGCATGACGGCGATACTCTTGGCAACGCTCTTAACGGGCTGCACAAGCACAAAAATTGAGTACATCGAAAAACCTTATTTGCCGGAATTAAACTTCCCTTCTTTTCCTGGATTGTACGGCGATGTAAGAAACCCGGACGATACAGTTACCGTGCCGGGCGAATGGATTATACAGCTTAGGGAATTTCAGATCCGTTATGAAGAAACAGAAAACGATTACAACGATTTGAAAGCGTTGTATGAAGGCAATTCTGAAGAAAAAGCAAAATAAAGTGAGGTGAAAAATGGCTATCAGTTTGACGCAGTTTATTAAAAAGTATCTTGGAACAAAAGTTGATTTTGACGGAAAATTCGGGCCACAGTGCGTAGATCTTGCACGACAGTATTACAGCGAAGTTCTGGAAGTTCCGCAATTTCCGCCTGTTGAAGGTGCAAAAGACATTATTAAAAACCCTGGCAAGCTGAAAGTCATAAAAGAAGATGCGCTTGCGGATTATTCCAGCGGAGACATTCTAGTCTGGGGCGCGAGCAAAACAAACAAATACGGCCATGTTGCAATTCTTGTTTCAATCTACAACACAAAATATTTTATTGTTCTGGAACAAGATGGATTCAAACAGGATGGCTGCAAGCTGGCATTCAGAAGCCGTGAAAATCTTTTGGGCGGTTTGTACAAGTAAATTGCGGGCGTTGCCTGTAAATAATAAAAAATGCCCTAAATGGGCAGGGGGTAAAAATGAAAAAGAATATTTTTCTTATCATTGGATTATTGATGGTTGTTGCAGGTGTCGCTATTGCGTACTTTGCAAAGTTTGAGCTTGCCGACATGACAGGTTTTGCGCTTACAATGTTTGGCGCAGGAATTGCCACTTCACAGCTTTGGCAGAAACGCAACAAGACGCAGAAAACATGGCTTGCAGTTCTTGCGGTCAGCTTGGTGGGCGTTGGTGCGTACCTGCTTGGATTCGGCGGATTCAGCAAGGATACAATGACAACTGTAATTACTATGGTTTTTGGACTTGTGGGAATTATTGCCGGACTTATTATTGCTGCCATTCAGTCAAAGAACGCAAAGCAGATTGAATGATTTTGTTTTTATGCAAAGCCGCTCCTTTTTAGGGGTGGCTTTTTGCGTTTAACAAGCATAAAAAAATATTTTTTCGGTATAGCGAGTTTATTTAAACACAAGGAAAATTAAACTATGTTTGAACTGTTGATAGACAAGCAGATTGGTGAAGGATTTTTCACAAGTGGCATTACTCCAGATTATGTAAGAAGCGAGCTTGCAAAAGTTGGAGCTGGCGAGGATGTACGCATTACAATCAATTCGCCAGGCGGCGATTTGTGGGATTGTATCGCCATCTATAATGTTATCCGCGACTTTGCAAGAAACCACAGCGACATTCAAATTACAACCTACATACAGGGAATGGCGGCAAGCGCAGCAAGCGTTATTGCATTGGCCGCCCATTCCGTTTCTTCTAAGAATAAAATCATTGTTGAAGATAACTCAATTTACATGATTCACAACGGCTGGAGCGTTGTAATTGGCGACAGAAACGATTTGCGTACCAGCGCAGACGCTATGGAGCGTACAGACGATTTGATAGCGGCTGTTTACAGCGGCAGAACAGGAAAGAAAGTTTCTGAAATGAAAAATCTGATGGACGCTGAAAGCTGGTATTTTGGCAAAGAAATTGTTGAAGCCGGGTTTGCGGACGAAGTGATTGAAAACAAGAGCGAAGAAAAGCCGGAAGATTTTATTGCGGCAAAAAACAGCTTTATTGTAAAAGCGCAGGCTTATGTTTTGGAAACTCAAAACGCAATGAAAAAAAATGCGGATAAAATGCAGGGAGCAAACGCAAAGATTGCTGCCTGTTTGAAATTGGAAAGCGCGGGCGGCGCAAATAGCAGGCCCGACAAAAATAATATGGGGGGCTGCAAAATGACAGCTGAAGAACTTAAAAAGAGCAATCCCGATGTTTATGCGGCGATTGTTGCAGAAGGCGAAGCTAAAGGCGCAAGCGATGAACGCGAACGCGCAAGCCGTCTTTTAGCTATGGGTGAAAAATGCGGTTGCACTGATTACGCCCTTGAATGTATCAAGAATAACTCCAATCCTAGTGATTCGGCAGTTATTGACGCATTCATGGATAAAAAGGTTGCCGCACAGGTTGTTGCCGCACAAAAGGAAGATGAAAAAAACATTCCAGAAGTTGTGCCGCCAAAAGACAACACACAGAGGGATAATGCCGCTGTAATGGCTGCATTTGAAAAAGAATTGGGAGGACAACTGTAATGGGAAATATCACAGGCAATAGCCAGATCATTAACCACGGGCCGGATGACTTGTTCATTGGCGACAATGAGTTTGCAAGTGAAGTTCTTTCTCTTGCGGCTGCTACTACTGCAAAAGACGGTTATGTTCTTGTGCGCAACGGTACAAGCGGAAAACTTGAACTTGCAGCCGCTGTAAGCGGCCAGTGTTTCGTTCTTGCTACACGCGACGACCTTGTAAACACAAACGCAAGCGGCGGTGCTGCAATGGACTTTTATGTTCGTGTTTGTATTGCTGGAAAAGTTAAGAAAAGCGGCGTAACTGTTGCTGGAACTGCTTTGACTGCTGCACAGGCAGACACTTTGAGAGCAAGCGGAATTCTTGCCCTTGATGTTACAAATATCGGAAAACAGGATAACCAGTAAACGGTTGTTCTTACCAACAGGAGAAAACAATGGACTTTTTGAAAAGAGTTTTGAAAATGTTCACAGATGACGCGCGAATGCAGAAGCGCGGATTCTTTACAACCTTCTTCAAGACAACTGAAGAAGATTATACAAACGCAGAATTTGTCGAAATCGACATTGAACGCAGCGGAAACAAAGTTGCGCCAGTTCTGAAAGACCACAGAACAGGCGGCGTTATTGTTGATGACGACATTTTTACAGAAAAGCGGTTTAAACCGCCTTATTCTTGTTTGAAGCAGCCTATTCCGCTTATTGACCTTATGCAGCGTCAGCCGGGCGAAAGAGACGATGACGCAACTATTGGTTCATGGTTTGCCCGCCTTGTTGCAAAAATCAAGAAGGCACTTTCTAAATTCCATCGTATGTTCAAAGAACAGATTGAATTACAGTGCGCACAGATTATGCAGACGGGTGTTGTTCAGCTTTCAGACGAAAACGGAAATATCGTTTATGACCTTGACTTCAAGATGAAGTCAAGTCACAAGCCTACAGTTTCTGTTGCCTGGAGTTCTTCAAGTGCTACCCCTCTTGCGGACTTGGAAGCACTTTGTGACGCTATCAACGACGATGGAAAAAGCGACCCTGCTATTGCAATTTTTGGACGCAACGCCTGGAACAATGCGCTAAAAAACGCAAACTTCAAAGATGCTGTTAAAAAAGACGGCATGAATCTTGGTCAGCTTTCACCAGCTTTGAAAAATCGCGGTGGCCGTTACATGGGTTATGTTGACATTGGTTCTTATCGCCTTGAACTTTGGGTTTATAACGACAGTTACGAATCTTTCAAGGGTTCAACTCTTACAAAGTTTATGAATGCAGACAAGGTTATTGTTACCGCTGCTGTTGAAGATTTGGACTTTAGAATTGTATTCGGTGGAGTGCCAACAGCTGGCATGAAAGAACCATTTGCAGCTATTGTTCCGGCAGAAGTTACTTATGACGGTTTTGCACGCATTCACAACCGCGTCTGGTACGACGAAAACGGCGATACATACACAGGCGAAAGCAAGATGCGCGCTTTGGCTATTCCAGTTTCCATTGATAAATTCGGTTGTTTGACAACCACACTTTAAGAGGTAAAACATGGCAGCGACTAAAGTTTATGAAATTGCTGATGGCACAGCCATTACATCAAAAGGCGTAATTCTTGTTGAAGGACAGGAAGTTACAAAAGACGATTTTCTTTCTGAAGAAGTTTTTAACGAGCTTATAAAGGCTAAGAAAATCGTACAGGTTACAAGCACTGGCAAGAAACCTGCAAGCACTGGCAAAACAGCTTCAAACCCTACTTCCTCTACAGGTGCTGTAGATGCTGATGCAGAGGACACAAACCCTAAATCTGATTCCAAAGACGATTCAGACAAAGGCAGCGACGCAGGCGATGACGCCGGAGACGCACAGTAAAAATGGGTTTAAGAGAACTTGCGCAGAAGGATGCGGCCCACACGATTGAGGGCAAGCAAGCCGGAAACACTGTTTTTACCCTTAGCGACAAAGCCGGGCATTCGTGGGAGATAACCGGGTTTGTGGGAGACATTGGCTATTCTGTTGATACAGAGGGAAACCGCGTTGCAGGGCGGACAGTGTGCGCAAGTTTTCTTGCAAGCCGTGTAAAAATAAACGGCAAAACTGTAACACCTGCGCCCGGCTGGAAACTTGTTTACAGGAATCTTGACGGGGAAACGCAGGAAAGCAATGTTGTTTTTGCAGAGCCGGACAGAACGATTGGACTTGTTCGGGTTTATCTTAGCTTGGATATGAGCGGAACGGAACAGGCGGTAAATAATGATTGAATGTGAGTGCAAAGAGCTTTTAAGTGAGCCGGATAATATCGAATATATCCGCGATCAGATTGGGGCGATTTTGAGCGTAGAACTTGCCAATCAGTTTGCGCTTGCACAGGAAGCAGCCGACCCTAACGCCCGTGACTACAACATTGCCGTTTATATTGAGAATGACGACCCCCTGCAATATGTTGACGGCGGGGCAAACCCTTTTCCGCTTGTAAACCTTTCTTTGGCAAGCACGGAAAAGGACAGCGGAAGCACAAGCATAAACAAGCACAACATGAGCGCAACTTTTTTGCTTGATGTTTACGCTACAGGCAACACGGAAAGTGGAGAGAATGCGGCCATGCGGGCAAGCCTTAAAGCCTGGAAAGCGGCGCGGATTGTCCGCAATATTTTGTGTGCCGAAAACTACGCATATTTTAAGATGCGCGGAATTGTAAGCGGGCGCGACGTTGTGAAGTTTGAAGCCGGAAACCCGGCAAACGCAAGCGCAGCTTTGAAAGTGAAAATTGTACGCATTACTTTGAATGTGGATTACATAGAGGGTGTGGCAATCAGCGAGGGTGAGGAACTTGAACTGTTTGACGCAAAAATAAGCGACAAAGACGGCAGGGTGCTTGTCGAATTCTAATATAAAAGGAGCAAAGAAAATGGGTGTAAGTCCTAGCACGGTTTCAAGAATTACAGGTCTTGAAACGCATTACAAAAACTTTAACACCGGGAATGCCGCAATGCTGCCACAACAGCTTGCGATTGTTGGACAGGGAAACGACGATGCCGTCTATTCTCTTGACAAGTACGAAATTGAAGGAAGCGCAGACGTTGTTGCACAGAAGTACGGCTACGGAAGCCCCCTTCACCTTGCGGCGTTACAGCTTTTCCCAAAAGCCGGAGCAATGGCCACATTCCCTGTTTACATTTTGCCTGTTGCAAAAGGCGCGCAGTGGACTAAGGCACAGGGCGAAATCCTTATTACTGGAGATGCTGCAACAAAAGCCGGAAGCGGTACTGTTAGCGTTGGCGGTGTAGACGCTGAATTCAGCGTTGCAAAAGGCGCAACAGCTTCTGAAACTATGGCTGCCATTGTTGCTGCAATTAACGCCGTGCTTGAAATGCCAGCGGCTGCTGCTGTTACAGCAGCCGCTGGAGATGTGCCGGAGCATATCACTTTGACCGCAAAATGGAGCGGCGTACTTGGAAACAGTATTACTATTGTTATGGATGCCGACTTGCCAGGCTTAACCGTGGCAATTACTGCATTTGCAGACGGAGCAGGAATACCAGACGTTACAGGTGCGCTTGAAAAAATCGGTCAGAAATGGGTTACATTCATTCTTTCAACTTTTGACTACAAGGCTGGAAGCGCACTTGATACATACCAGGTTTGGGGGGAAGGCCGCTGGAGCGTTTTGCAGAAAATGCCTTGTATTGTTGCGCACGGCTGTACAGACAACTACACAACACGCACTGCAATCACGGACGAACGTAAAAACGACTATATCAACTTTTTGATTCCTAGTGTTGGTTCGCCGGAGTTGCCTTTTGTCGTTGCTGCAAAAGGTCTGCTTAATGACATTATTACAACAGCGGATTCAAACCCGCCGCAGAACTACAAAGGGCAGCTTACAGGACTTAAAGCCGGAAGCGATGAAGCGCAGGAAACGCCACAGATTCGCAACCAGTCCATTCTTAAAGGCGCGTCAAACAACATTAAGAGCGGAAACGTTGCAGAACTGAACGACATTGTGACATTCTATCACCCGGATTCAGAAGGCAAATACCCTGGCCGACGCTACGTTGTGGATGCGGTTAAACTTATGAACATTGTTTATAACTGCCGCCTTATTACAGAAAGCGATGATGTTAAGGGCGCGCCACTTGTGCCGGATTCACAGGTTACGACAAACCCGAAGGCGATAAAGCCTAAGACTGTAAAAGGCTGGCTTGCAAACCTTGCGCATTCTCTAGCACTGAATGCGATTATCAGCGATGAAGATTTTACAAAAGAAAATCTTACAGTCGGAATCAACAGCGAAAATCCTAAACGCGTTGATTACGTGTTCCCGTGCAAACTTTCCGGCAACGTGGAAGTTATCAGCGGCGATATTTATTTTGGCTTTTATTTAGGCTAAGGAGTTGAAGGATGGCAAAAGCAGGAAGTGCATTTGAAAGCATAACTTTGAATGGAAGGAACTTCACTTGTGACAGCGAGAGTGAGCCGGAAGTCGACCTTACAACATATTCAAACGAAACCGCCGCAAATACAGACGGAACTTTCCGCATCAAGAAAACGCGCAAAGTCCAGTCCATTAGCGGCGTAGAAATTGCCGTTGACCCCGGACTGGGGGATTTGAGTTTTATAAACGACTTGCAAAACAAACTTGAGCCTTTTTCTTTTATGGCTACAAGGGTGGATGGTGGCGTTTATTCTGGCGAAGTTACGCTTGTTGGTGATGTGAAGCACAAGGAAAAAGACGGAACAATGGAGCTTTCCATTGAGGGCAGAATTGAAATGCTGTAACAAAAGCCGACTACTCACGTGAGTAGTCGGAGATTTTTATTTTTGAGGATAGCAAAATGGCAGAAGAAAAAGCAACGATGAGCGCAGAGCTTGCAGAACAAGAATTCAACGACTGGGCAGAAAAAATGGGACTGGAAGTTGAAGCGGACGAAAGCAGGAGCGAAATGAACGAAACACTGCTTTCCAGCGGAAAGAAACTTTTTATCCGTGCGCTTACAAAAGGAAGTGCCGTTATAAATGACAGCGGAAACCTTGTTTACACAGTTTCAAGATTCAGCCCGGAAGGTTACAAAGATACAGAGGTGGAAATCAACATTCCTTCACCTAGGGCCTTTGCAGCTGTAGGAAAAAAAGGAAGTGACGGAACACAGAAAGCCCTTTCCATTGCAAGCAGCATGACCGGGAAAGATACAGGCTGGTTCTTAAATCTTGGTTTGCCGGACTTCAAATTCTTTATGGGGATTGTCGGACTTTTTTTGATGGATTAACCGTAACGGTTGCGGTTGAGGGCAGAGAAAAAAAAGTTAAGGCTGCCGTTGGCGTTCCTGTAATGATTAGGGAAATATATCAGAATTACCACCTTCCAATGAAGCCGGATGAACTTTCATTGGAAGATTTGTTGTTTTGGTATGAACCGTTAATTCCTAGTTTGATTCAGATGCAGAAGGAGTTGAAAAAGAATAAGAATCGAAACTCTTGATTCGGTTTTTGCTGTTTGTCGGTTCTTTCAATTCTAATAAGATGCCAACAAAGCCGATGAAAACACAGATTGCAGGGATAAACCAAAGTTTTTCAAATCCATGCCCAATAAGGAAGCAAAGAACTGTAAGCGCAAGAAAAAAGACGGTGAATATAATCCCTGCAATAAATACAGTTTTTTTGCGACCTTCCAAAAGAGATTTCTGCATGTTTTGCGGTAATTCGTTAAACTTCATACTTCGATAATAAGGCGGTTTTTGAAATATGTCAACTACTTATCAAATAAAAACCGAATTTTCCATTTTAGACAAGGCTTCGCCTGCACTTTCCACACTTGGCAAAAAAGGTCAGTGGCTTGAAAAAAATCTTTCCGCTCCACTGTTAGCCGCCGAAAAGCGTTTTACGGCATTTGAAACAGCAATGAAGCGGGCTGTTGTGGGCGGTTTTGGCGCGGTGGTAGCAGCAGCCGCAACCGCCGTAAAGTCTGCCATTCCTTTGGGCATGGAACTTGAACAGAACTTGGGCGGTACAGAAGCGGTATTCGGTGAGTATGCAGAAAGCGTTCAGACACTTGCAGAGACCGCTTATAAAAATATGGGTCTTTCCGCTTCTGATTACATGGCAACTGCTAATAAAATGGGGTCTCTTTTCCAGGGGTCGGGCCTGGAGCAAGTGCGGGCAATGGAACTTTCCACACAAGCAATGCAAAGAGCCGCCGATGTCGCATCTGTAATGGGCATTGACACAAGCATGGCTATGGAATCTATAGCCGGAGCCGCGAAGGGCAATTTTACCATGATGGACAACCTGGGCGTTGCAATGAATGCCACAACTTTGTCTGCATACGCCCTTGAAAAAGGAATCAATTTTAAATGGAACACTGCAAGCAACGCTGAAAAAGCAGAACTTGCAATGCAGATGTTCTTTGAACGAACAGAACAATATGCAGGAAACTTTGCAAGGGAAGCCAACAGCACGCTTGCAGGTTCTTTTGGTCGTATGAAGACGAATATTCAAGACATTCTTGCAAAAATGGCACTTGGACAGGATATAAAGCCATCTCTTGAAAACTTGCAAGAATCTGTGCTTGCTTTTGCGCACAACATTGTTCTGGCTGTTGTCGCTATTTTAAATCAGCTTCCAGACCTTGTTTCGGGAGTGCTTTCCGCCGTAGGCCCTGTTATAGAACAGGCTTTAGGCGACATAAGAAGCCCATTTGGAGAAATACTTATTGCGGGCTTGAAAGTAATCAAGATGATTTGGGATTTGAAAGTTCCTATTCTTGCTATTGGCGGGCTGTTTATGGCATGGCACGGTATTGTGGACGTGATTTTACTTGTTACAAAAGTAATGAAAGGCTTTGAGATTGTGACAAGGGTTTTAGAAGGTATTCAAGTTGCACACAATGCGGCTTTATGGGGAACGACAGTTGCCATTGAAGCACAGGGTGGCGCGGCTGTTGCTGCCAGCGTAGGAATGAAAATTTACTCGGTTGCATCCAGCATTGCAGCCGGAGCGACAACGGCTTTTTCTACAGCAATGGGATTTTTAAACGCCGTGTTTGTTGCTTCCCCTATAGGCTGGATTGTATTAGGAATTGTTGTTGCCATCGGTTTGCTTATCGGAATTATTATCGCGTGTGTCAAACACTGGGATTCCATAAGCGCGGCTTTGAAAAGATTTGGCGAAGCCGCATTAAATATTCTTTCTACAGTTTGGAATGCGATAACAGGATTCTTTAGCAGGATTCCGCAATTTCTTTCTGATGTATGGAATGCCATAACCGGATTTTTTGCAAACATGTATCATGCGGTTATGAAATTCTTATTCGGAGACAATGCCGCCGCTATGGAAGAATTTGTAGCACAAATGATTGAAAAAATCGGGGCGTTTTTCGCCGGAATCTGGGATAGCATAACTTCTTTTTTTGGTAGCTTATGGAAAAGTTTAAGATCGTTCTTTGCAATGATAGGCGCGACTGTGGCGGGCTGGGTTGAATCTCTTAAAGCAAAGCTGCAACTTCTTTTTGATTTTATAGGCTGGCTTTTCGGTGGGATAGCGAATCTTTGGCAGGGGCTTGTTTCCGTATTCCAGTCGGAAGGGCTTATAGGAGTTTTTAAAAGAATCGGTTCTGCAATTCTTGGTTTTGTTCTTACACCGATTGAAGCGGTTTTAAGGGCGTTAGACTGGGTTCCTGGCATTGGTGACACAATGGGAAGCTGGGCGGATAAAATCTCAGAGATGAAAAGCGGATTTGACGCAAACGCAAGTTTTACGGAAAATCAAAACTTGCAGATTCCGCCAACAAAGACAGCGGCTGTTGCAAGTTCTTATTCACGGCAAGAAAGCTATTCAAACGTGAACATCAATCTTGCGGAACAACTGAAATCTGATAATTACGGCATGGTAGCCCCCGGCGTTACAGTCGCAAGGACAGCAAGCGGTTCGTTCTAAATCGGTATAGCGAGTTTACGCAAGCGCAAATATCATAAAAGCATGGCTTGGAATGATGAAATACAAGAAGCAGCGTATAACTCACCTAGCGGAAAGCGGCAGACATTCATTTATGAGAATGTCAGCCGCGAAACCGATTTAAAAACAGCCTCTTTTGTATTCCCGGAACTTGACGGGGCTTTAATCCAGTCTTTAGGGCTTGGTGGCAGAACTTTTCCATTAAAATGTATTTTTTCGGGCGCAAGCTGCAACAAAGAAGCAGACAGTTTTGAAAAACTTTTAAGCGAACGCGGACACGGAATTCTTGAACATCCTGTTTATGGCAAAATAAATGTTGTTCCGACTGGGAAAATCAAGCGCACGGACAATATTTTAGACGGTGCGAACGAAAGCAGCGTTGAAGTTACTTTTTCTGAAACTCTTGTTGATAAAGAAGAATCTACAAGTGAAGTTGCAACGGTGGACAAGTTGGATGTGGCAATGGACGAATACGAAAATTCTGCCGCCGCTAATTTCTCAAACAATATTTACACCGATTCTATTGAAGACAAGATGCAGCTTCAAGCCGCCATGAAGTCTAATGCAAATTCAACTTTCAAGGGCGTAGAAAAGATGATTAAAGCTGCGCCAAAAAACAAGAAAAGGGCAAATCTTTTTCAATGGTATGATTCTGCAAAAAGGTTTATTAACAGCATAATCGACAATGTAGACAAAATCGGAACTTTTGCAAATGAAGTGGCAACAACTACGATTAAGATGATTAGGCTGCCTTCACAAATCACATCAGACGCATTTTCAAAACTTGCTGGCTATCAGCTTATGATTAGAGACATTGCAAACAATGTAAAAGCCGACCCGTTCGGAACTAAGGCAGTTACAAATCAGTGGGCCGCCGCTACGCTTGCATGGGGAAGCATGATAGCGGCTTTAAGCTACGGAGTTGCAAAGGCAGCTGCGGAACAGAGCACAAATCAAGGGGCAAGCAATCCAACAGAGGATGATTCAGATTATTCAGACGGCAGCACAGGCGGCAGTTTTGCAAGCCGTTCGGACGTTCTGGAGACCGCGACACAGATTGCGGCAAGTTTTGCAGAGTACAGCGCGTATATTGATTCACAGAACAAGAAAAATGCTTTTGTTGATACTGGCGAAACTTACGAAAAACTTTTGAACGTTGTTACCTATTCCTTGCGGACACTTGAAGAAACTTCTTTTAATTTGCCTGTAACGCGAATAATAACGCTTGACCGTGACAGACAGCTTTTTGAGCTTTTAACAGAATTGTACGGAAAAGACGGATTCAACAGGCAAGATCAGTTTATAAACGACAATAAACTTACGGCAGATGAAATTGTGCTAATCCCTATGGGTAGAGAGGTGCGTTATTATGCCTAAAGTTCATACCGTTGCAAGTGGTGATTTGCTGTGGAAAATCAGCGTTAAATATTATGGGATTCCTGGAAAGTGGACGGACATTGTAAACGCAAATCCACAGCTTAAAGGTAGAAAAACAGCTTCAGACGGTTCGCCAATCATCCGCATTGGCGATAATCTCATTATTCCCGACACACTGGAGCCAAAAGAGAATAAAGCCCCTATACAAGCAAAACAGACTATTGTTTTGGACGAAAAGGCAAAAAAAGACCTTGCCATTTTTTGCGATGGGAAAAAGTTCACTGGTTTTACAGGGTACACGGTTGTTTGTTCGGTTGATACTTTTGACGCTTTTTCTTTTTCTTCTACCTGGGATTCTACAAATAAGGATTTGCGGGAATTATTCAGACCATTTACTTACAAGGAATGTGAAGTTTATTTTGACGGCGATTTAATATTTAAGGGGCGGCTTTTGCCAGCGGTTCCGAATGTTTCGCCGGATTCAAAAACTATAACCGTGCAGGGCTGTCCGCTTTGCGGTGTTCTTAATGATTCAACATTGCCAGATTCTCTTTACCCGCCGGAATACAATGATTTGGATTTAAAGCAGATAGCAGAAAATATTGCTGGCGCATTCAGCGTAAATGTACAAGCTAAAGTTGATGTAGGAGACAGTTTCAAAAGCGTGGAAATCGCGCCGGAAGACAAGATTTTAAGTTTTCTTACAAAACTTGCTGAACAGCGCGGCGTTTTTCTTTCCAATGCGCAGGATGGTTCTTTACTTATCTGGAAGCCGGAACAGGAAGAAGTAAGCGCAACTTTCAAGGAAGGCGAACAGCCTTTTATTTCCTGCGTTCCGACTTTGGACGGTCAGAAAATGTACAGCCATGTAACAGGTTTTACTAAGGTTGATGCAGACAATGATTCTGAAAAATATACATTTGAAAACGATTATTTGATTAAACACGGCGTTTTGCGTTGTTATTCAAAAGTTATGCAGGATGTTGAATCTGGCGGACTTGAAAATGCAGTTAAGGCAATGGCCGGGCGTATGTTTGCCAGTGCGGTTAAATACACGCTTACTGTTGCAGGTTGTAGGGATAAAAACGGCAAACTGTACCGTAAAAATATGATGGTCAGCGTGCTTGCGCCGGACGCAGAAATTTATAAAGAAACAAAGCTGCAAGTTGATGAAGTGCAGCTGAAACGGAGCGAAAGCGAAGGCGAACAAACCGTTTTTTCTTTAGTTATTCCTGGAAGCAGAACGGGCGAATTAAACGGGGGTTTTGCATGGGAAGAATAGGAAAACACCTTAAAGCTGAAATTGACAAATACATTGAACAGGTGATTGAAACACGCTTGAACTACAAACAGACCGCTTTAACCTTCGCCCCTAGCGGTGATGATTCGCCGCCGATTAAAGACGACAGAATTATTCTTGTAAGCATAGACGGAAACGGAAAGTTTGCCGCCGTTGGCGTTTTGACAGCTTCACAGGGAGCAAAGCCGGGTGAAAAGATTTTATATTCAAGAAATGAAGACGGCGAAGTGCAGGCGGTTTTATCGCTTTTGAACGACGGCAAAGTGAAACTTGAAACGCCGGAAGAAATAAGCGTTGCAACTGAAAAGGATTTGAAAACTGAAAGCAAGGCAAACATTGAGGTTTCAGCGTCGCAAAAAATGACACTGAAAGCGCAGCAAATGGAGCTTACAGGCGGAACGCTTAAATGCAAGGGAACTGCAACACCTAGCGGGCAAGGCCCGTTCTGTGCAATTCCTGTTTGCCCGTTTACTGGTGCGCCGCAATGTGGCACGGACGTAAGCGGAACATAAGGGGATTTTATGGCATTAGACGGAAATAAAACAGGAAGCGCGGTTTACAACTTGATAAAGACAACGCAAGTTTCTGATGAAGCAAGCTGTGAAAAACTGTGGCAGAAAATTGTAACAAAGATTTTTGACGACATAAAAAGCGATGCGGAAATAACAATTCCTAGCGGACAAGTTGTTATTGCTGTTGTAGGACAAGCAACGGGAACAAAAAACCCGTCACCTATTCAAAGCGAGATAGAATAAATGGATTTGAGCAAAACAGAGTTTGCCGGAGATGTACTTTTAAGCGGTGCGGACGGCATGGGAAACATTGTTATTGAAGATGGACTTGTTAAAGACTGCCGTAATTTTTCTACGGCTGTTTATTTGTCTTTATTTGGCGGAAACACAAGAGACAGCGCAGGGCGTGAAAATGAAACCTGGTGGGGCAATCTTATTCCAGGAACAAAGAAAAATGAAAAGTTGGTTTCTTCTTTTTATGCGATTGTAAACGGTTTGCCGCTTAATTCAAACAATATAAAAAAAGCGGTTGCAGCTGCAAAAGACGATTTAGGCTGGATGCTTGAAGAAGGAATTGCAGACGAAATTGAAACTGCAATTTTTGCAACAAATGCAAAAAAAGTGGAACTTACAGTTCATATAACAAAGAGCGGCGCAGACGTTCTAAAAGATACATACGGCTTTCAGTGGCAGGGGCAATAGATGGCTTACGAGAATAAAACGGTTGATTATGTTTACAATTTAATACTTACTTCCTTGCAGGGAAAGTTTAATAACAGACTTAGACCTTTGCCAAAAGCATTTATTATTGTGCTTGCAAAAGTTTTGTCTGCTATTTATATAATTCCGTTCAAATTGTGCGGATGGTTTTTGCTTCAGATTTTCCCGGACACTGCAAGCTATAGCAAAGTGAATGTTTTAGGGCATACAATACGCCCCCTGGTTAAACTCGGCGACCAGTTCGGAGTTCAACGCCCGATGGAAGGCAAGGCTTGGCAGGGCGTTATAATTGTTAAAAGGCTTGCTGAAAACAAGGTTATTGCGCTTGGAACTCAATTAAAAAGCGATATAACAGGCTTTATTTATTGCGTTTCTGAAAGTGTGGAACTTGACGAAGACGAGAAGCGGGTTGAAGTTTATTGCACTGAAAGCGGAATTGACGGAAATCTTGCAGACGGTGACATTCTTACTTTTGTAAATCCGATTGATTACGCAGAAAAAAATACTGAAGTTGCAGAAACAACAATAACAGGCACAGACGATGAAACTGAAGAAAGCTACAGGCGGCGCGTTGTGAACAGATACAGCACACAACCACAGGGCGGAGCTTTGGCAGATTACAGAATCTGGGCTTACGATGTTGCGGGCGTTTTACAGACATATCCGTATAATGACGAAAACTCACCGGGCGGCGTAATTATTTATGTTGCCGGAACTACAGATTTATACCCTACGCGCGTGCCAGATTCTGCGCTTTTAGTTGCGGTTGGCAAAGCGTGTACTTATGACCCGGACACTGGAGCTGCTAACAGAAAGCCATTGACTGCTATTCTGGATCCGCAAGGAAATGAAACCTACCCGAACGTTAAAGCCGTTCGTATCACGAATTTTAATGTATATGTAACAGGGCTTACAGGCGTTACAGCTCAAGATTTTGGCGAATCGCTTAAATCGGAGCTGGAGACTTATTTTAACAACAGAGAGCCTTATATCAGAGGTTTAAGCAACGATAATAACCGCACAGATTCTATTCTGCGCAATTCCCTTATTGCAACGGTAAACAACATTGCTTTGAGCATGAAAGCAACTTTTGACACTGTAACAATGAATACAACTGGCCCTGTAATAGCCGAATACACGCTTGGAAAAGGCGAACTTGCAGCATTAGGCGACCTTTATATTAACGGGGTGATTTATGAGGGCTAGTTTTTTAGACGCAATAAAACACCTTCTTCCTAGTGGCCCTGCATGGAATATCACAAATAAAACCGATTTGCGGCGATTGTTTGAAGCTATTGCGGTATTGCCGGAAGAACTGCGTACAGAGATTGAAAATGTTTACATGGACTATTTCGCTGATTCCACACGCGAGCTGAAGAAGTGGGAAGACGTTTTCACTGTAATTTTTACGAAAGCGGAATTAGAGCAGCGCAGGAAAGTTTTGTCTTTACTTTGGAGTATGAACCAGGGCGGACAAAGCAAAGATTTTTTACAATCGGTTTTACAAGGAATTTTCCCGGAAATCATTGTAGAAGAAAATATCCCGTGCGCAAATCCTAGACAGGCAAATATTGCTTATTTTTGCGTTTGCGACAATTCGGTTATGGTTTGCGGAAATTCAAAAGCCTGTTGTGATTACCGCGAAGGCGATGAAACTTTTATTCCTACAATTTTGCGCAACGATACCGCAAGCCCGTATTCAATCCCGAATGACGCGGATTACTGGGCATTCTGTTTTTATGTATGCAAAAGAGTTGTAAGAAATTCGCGTAATGAAATTCTTTATATCGAAAAATTACAGATTCCAATTCTTTATAAAAACTACATTGAATATCTGATTCTGCGCATTAAGCCTGTGCATACTGTTGCGGTAATGGCTGTGGAATGGATAGAGGAGCAAAACAATGATTAAGATTGACGGCAATTACACAGACTTTAGGGATGACACCGACGAAAAATATCCTTATGGAAAAGCCGTTGCTGCAAGTACGCCAAACAGTACAGACGGTACACCGTGGCGTGTTATGTTTTTTAATGATTTGCACGGAGCAAGGCAGGCAATTTTCAAAAAAGCATTTAACGGAACAGAGCGCACACCTTCCAATCAGCCGGATAATATCGAAAATTCGGACTTGTTGGACGCTCTTTTAAAAATTATTAGCGATGCTTTTTCTTCCAGGCTTTTTAGCGTGGAAATATCCGGCACAGACGCGCTTATTCCGTGGAACGACTTAAACATTGAATATGATGCGGAAAAAACTTATGCCGCGATTGTTACGCCAGCCGGAAATTATGAAGAGTTTTTACCGTTTGGAACTGAATGCAAATCAGACGGTTTGCATATTTACCCCCGCCGTTTGATTAACGGAAAAATCGTTTCTGGAACCCGGCATAAAAAATGGGGAACAAGAAAATGGGGCGTTGGAAAATGGAATGACTATGATTCAATGAAAGTAAATTTGCAGTTTGCAGAAGTTGAATCATAAAAAAAACAATAAATTGCGGCTTACCGCAAAAGGAGTTTAAGCATGGTAGGAATACCGAAGTATTGCCAGACAAAGAAAGACTGGCAAAATGCTGTTGATTATGCGGTTAAGCATAATACGGGCAAAACAGAATTGTACAGTCGTTTGCAGCATTTGCGTGACGATCACTACATGAATGTTTTGAAAGAAGAAAGCAAAGAAAAGCCTGTTGAAGAGCAGACCCCGGAAGACTACAAATCCGTAGACAATCCGGCTGCTGAAAAATACAGGATTGGAATTACAGACGAAGAAATTGAAAACATGATGGAGGCCCTTAAATGAGTTTAACTTTATACAAAGACCTTGTTGACGATTGTTCAGTTGCTTGCATTCCAGAAAGCGGAAATGTTAAATCTGTAAAAGCCGCTTTTTTGGAAAAGCAGAATCCTTTTGAATATGATGCAGACATTTTGAAGTTTGCTGAAGGTGTAGGAATTCCAATCTGGAACGGTGAAACATGGGTTCAGACAATTAACCGTGAAGAATTCACTTTTGACCCTGCAAGTTTGCTTGATACAGGCAATGAGCTTGAATTTGGCATTGATTACTGGGTTTATATTTGTTTGGACGGTGGAAGCCCGGAAATTGTCGTTTCTAAAAACGAAAGTTTCCCGGACGGTTCAACAGCTGCAACTTCCCGTAAGATCGGACATTTTTATTATGGAGCTATTCGCAAAGTCTCAAATGATGGTTTGTGGATTCCGATTGATTCAGCCGGAAACAAGTTTGGATCAAGCGGCACAAAATGGCAGGACAATGTAACAGTCGGCATTGTTCCTAATTCAATTTGGGATTTAAAGCATAAGCCTAAAATTTCACATCCTGGACTTGTCGAAGTGAACGGCATTTGGATGGGTGCATTCCAGGCAAGCGCAGAAGAAGCCTTTTCCTTTATGGGCGGCACAAACGGCTTGCACATAAAGAGCGGAAAACTTGCCACAAAATACGGCGCAATTCCTGTTACTGGAAGCGAAGGAATGAATCAGTTTACATTCAACGAAATCGCGCATAAACAGGGCTTGCGTTTGCCGCGTTATGCAGAATGGCTTGCTGGAGCTTTTGGCAGCCCGCAGGGTGAAGACGGTTCAAATAATTATGGTTGGACTAAAACAACCAACACAGGCAGAACTTATACAGGCGTAGGCGTAAACACATCAACAGGCAAGCGTGATACCGCAAATGGCGTTAAACCTTATGCAATAAGTGCTTACAATTTGCATGATTGCGCCGGAAACGTTGCAGAATGGACTTCTGATTATTCAATCAGACAGGATTCTACATCTTGGGCTTGGCAGGATGTTTTAGGTTCTGGCATGGGCCAGGCATATTTGCCGTTTGCGCGCGGTTTGTCTGCGCTGATTTGCGGTGACTGCTGGAACAACGGCGTTCGCTGTGGCCCTCGCACTGTGAGCGCGTACTACTGCCCGTGGTACGTCAACACGGACTTCGGGGCGCGGCTTGCCTGTGACGCGGCGTAGCCGCGTTCTGTTTCCTGTTTATCTGAATATCTGGTTTTCTTTGTGAGGTATAAATGGATTTTTCGCAAGAGAAACACCCTGCCGGGAGTGTGTG